TGTATTATGTTGAAAGAACACCCACAATTAAATGATGAATTTGACATCTTATGGAATAGAAAAGAATCTTTGCAAAGATTACTTTGGAAATTACCTTAAACCTTAATTAAAACCTAAACGAAATGAAAGCAAACGTAAAAATTTACACAAAGCAATTAAATAGCGGTCATTATAGAATTGATGTAGTTAAGGATTTTACAGATATTGGAAGTTTTGAAACAACTGATATGCAAATTCTTGAGGACATTAGAGAAATGAATAATGATGGTTTTGAAACCAATCTTGTATGGTTTGACACCTTTAAAGAGATTGATAATTATGTATTAAAACAGATACGACAATGAATCTAAAAGAAATATTTAAACGTGCTAAAAATTGCACCTCTTATAATGAATTTAAACGTAATCTTTTAAAGGAATTTTGGGGCAAAGAACTTACACCATCTTATAGTAAAGCGATGGAGAAAATAATAGTCAGCTTTGGTTTACCAATAGAACAAGATGAAAATAAATTGGAAAAAATTGTTCAAAGAATCAGAAAAAAAATAAAGAATCAGAAAACAAAGTCAAATGACCATTGAAAGGGCAAAGAATATAGTATCAGGTATTACGCCTGCATATTCAGAGGTTGAAATTTTAAGAGCTTGGCAATACCTAAAGGATAATGGATGCCAATTAGAACATTGGATGAATAACACAATGAACTTTTTAATAGAGCAAAAGAAAATCAAATGAATCTATACACTATTAAACAATTCGCAGATATTTGCGGCGTAAGTTACGAGGCCATAAGGCAACGTATTGAAAGCGGCACGATTAAACCAATCGCCATAAATCCAACGATTATAGATGGTGATGATTACAAAGATTTAATTAATTATCTTAAACTAAAATCCAAAAAATGAATGCAAGAACTACGACACAATTCGAAAGGGTACTAATCCGCTATACAAGGCGAAACAAGGCCAATGTAACGCAACTATCCAACTACTTTAATATAAGCCATAAGGATGCATTAAACGTGGTTAGATGGGAGAAACTGAATCCAGGCGATGATCTCAAAATTATACAGCTATGAACAGGGAAATTATCAAAAAGCTGGATGCGGTAATAAAAAAAATCAATCTCATTGAGAATAACATGGATGGATCTGATCGGTTAAAAAAGGATCTTGCAAGATTATTCGGAATTGACAAAGATTTTAAAGCTGAATTAAAACGATTGAAAAATGAATACGACAAACTAAAAAACTCACTATGAAAACACATTGGAGAAAATACCATGAAACAGATTACATTGGGGCATATAGCTTAATTGAGGCGGATGTCAAGGAAATGACCATTACCATTGACAAAGTAATATCAGAGCAGGTAAAGGGTTCTGATGGCCGTAAAGAGGAATGCGTGGTCGCTCATTTAAAAGGGCAAAAGCCAATGATCCTAAATGTAACAAATTGCAAGATCATATCCAAAATTTATGATACACCATTTATTGAGGATTGGTCAGGTAAAGCAATAACCATCTACATTGCCAAAGTAAATGCATTTGGTGAGCTGATGGATGCACTACGGATAAGGCCTAAGAAACCCAGCACAAAGCCAGAATTAAAACCAGATTCCAACAAATGGAATGATGCGGTAAAAGCTCTGGCAAATGGTCCGGTGACAATGGAACAAATCAAAACTAAATATAATCTATCTGCTGAAAATGAATTGACTTTATTTGATCAAGCAGGTGCAAAATCAAGTAAATGAAACCATTTAAAATAAGATGCTCGGCTATTGGCAAAATAATGACCAATGCAAGGGGCAAAGATCAACTCTCAAAGACATGCCAAACATACCTGGATAATTGGATTAAAGAGCAGGTATATAGCCGCCGTAAACAGATCACTACAAAATACATGGATAAGGGCAACATCATGGAGGATGATGCTATTGATATGCTGGCGGATTATCTTGGAGCTGGATTGCTCATAAAAAACGAGCAAAGCTATTCGGATGAATACATGACAGGCACACCGGATGTTATAATGGATAATTGCATTCCTGATGTCAAATCATCATGGGATTTTACTACATTTCCATTGCTGGATCAGGAACTACCAAACAAAGATTATTATTGGCAGATTCAAGGGTATTTATCATTGACTAACAAACCAAAGGGCCAGATTGCATATTGTCTATTGGATACGCCAATGCATTTGATTGAACGGGAGGCCAGATCCTATTGTTATAATAATGGTTATGGTGAGCTTGATGATGCGATATTGAACAAATATATCCAGAGAATGACATACAAGGATATTGATAAAAAGTATAAAATAAAAGTATTTGATGTTGATCGGTCAGATGATGATATTCAAGCGATCAAGGATAGAGTAAAACAATGCAATGATTATATTAACCAGAGGACAAAAGACCTCCAAATTAAATTAAAATGAGTGAAAAAATATATGTAGGAAACGGCAAAAAGGCCAAAGATTATGATATTGTCAATGTCAGTCTATGCCTTAGTGATATACCTGCGGAGCATATCAATGAATTTCAAGGCAAAAAGTATATAAAATTGAGCGTTGCAAAACGTAGAGAGCCGGATAATTATGGGCGTACACATTCGGTAAGCGTGGATGTTTATAAGCCAGGCCCAATACAATTAGATAATCCAGATGCAGATCCATTTTAATATGATAGCACTTGATAATATTAGGGCGGAGGTTCAAAGGGAATTGGATATTATATTAATAATGAAACCAACCAGGACAAAGGACCAATCAGAGGCAAAGAAATTGTTTATCGCATTGGCTATTAAAAAAACGGATGTAAAATTAAAGCCATTGGCTGATTATCTGGGATATAAAAACCATACATCAGTACATTCACATTTAATCAATCCATCAAAAGGGCGAATCAGATTAGATGATTATTTGCAGCAAGATCAAAAATTATGGAACATTTATAATAAATTAAAATGAAGTATAGCGAATTTTTAAAAACAAAAGCCAAATCTCATATCAATAGTGGATTTGAAGTTGATAAATTAAATGAGAATCTATTTGATTTCCAGGAGCATATTGTAAAAATAGCACTTAAAAAGGGCAGGTTTGCCATCTTTGCTGATTGCGGACTTGGTAAAACTATCATGCAATTATCATGGGCAAATCAAGTAGTAAAACATACAAAGATGCCTGTATTGATATTAGCTCCATTAGCTGTTTCAGGGCAAACAATAGAGGAGGGGAGGAAATTTGGTATTAAAGTTTGGAGATATGGACAAACATCAAATCCATTTGCTGATTCAATGGAGGATGAATTTTATCAAAGGATATATATTACCAATTATGAGCAATTAAAAAATATAGATTGTTCACCCTTTGCTGGGGTTGTATTGGATGAGAGTAGTATATTAAAGGGCAAAGATGGAAAATTATCAAATTCTTTAATTATTACATTTAAAAATACTCCTTATAAATTATGCTGTACGGCCACGCCATCACCAAACGATCATATGGAGCTGGGGCAACATTCTGCATTCTTAGGATGCATGAGTTATTTAGAAATGTTGGCAATGTATTTTGTTCATGATGGTGGAGAAACATCTAAATGGCGATTAAGAAAACACGCTCAAGATGATTTTTGGAAATATGTATGTACCTGGTCAATATCATTAGATAATCCCAGAACATTGGGATTTAATGGAGATGGATTTGATTTGCCAGAGATTGAATTTATTGAACATATAATACCTGTTGATAATAATACAATGACATTATTCGGCGATGTAGCTGTTAGTGCGACAGATCTGAATAAAGATCTAAGACGATCAATAGATGATCGCATAAATAAAGCGATTGAGCTTATAAATTCAAATAATGAACAATGGATTATATGGGGATTGCAAAATATAGAAACTGATAGATTGGGTAAATTAGTTGATGGATTTAATGTTCAAGGATCAGATAAGCCAGAATATAAAGCAGAAAAATTGCTCGGATTTGCTCATAATGATTATAGAATATTAGTAACAAAAACAAGTATTGCAAGTTTTGGAATGAATTATCAGAATTGCCATAATATGATATTTTGCTCTTATGATTTTAAATTTGAGGCATTTTATCAGGCGGTCCGCCGATGTTATAGATTTGGCCAATTAAATAAAGTGAATGTTCATTTATTGATTCCAGAGAGCCAGCATAATGTAAGGAAAACAATATTAGAAAAAGGCAAAAGGCATCAAGAAATGATTGCTCAAATGGCAAAATATTCTGCAAATACTAATTATAAATTAAATAAAAATGCAATGGCAAATTTTAAAGAAATAAAAGAAAATGATTATCATTTAATGAATGGTGATTGTGTTAAAGAAACTAAGAAAATAAACAATAATAGCGTTGATCTGATAGTATTTTCACCGCCATTTGCTGAGTTATATGTTTATTCAGATAAGGCAGAGGATATGGGTAATGTAAAAAATTACGATCAATTTGCTCAACATTTTCAATACTTAATTAAAGACCTTAAAAGAGTATTAAAACCAGGCAGGATTTGTGCTATTCATTGCATGGATTTACCAATACAAAAAGGCAAAGAGGGATTTATTGGATTGCGTGATTTTAGCGGTATGTTGATTGATTGGTTTACAAATGAAGGATTTATTTATCATGCAAGAACTACAATATGGAAGAATCCTGTAACAGAAATGCAAAGGACTAAAGCTCTGGGATTATTACATAAAACAATAAAAAAAGATGCTGCAATGAGCAGGGTTGGAATTCCTGATTATATATTGTTTTTTAGAAATGATGGAGAAAATGAAATACAAATAAAACATCAGGATATTGATCCAAATAAGTCAAATTATTTGCCTGTTGATTTATGGCAAAAGTATGCGAGTCCTGTCTGGATGGATGTTAATTATTCCAGAACTTTGCAATACAGAATTGCAAGAGATGGAAATGATGAAAAGCATATATGTCCTTTACAGCTTGATACCATTGAAAGGATTATACATCTTTATTCAAATGAGGGCGATGTTGTTTTCAGTCCTTTTGGTGGGATAGGATCAGAGGGTTATTGTGCTTTAAAAATGAATCGTAAAAGCATATCTATTGAATTAAAAGAGAGCTATTTTAATATAAACATAAATAATCATAAATCTGCTGTATTAGAAAATGGCACAT